ACTGCGCACCGCTCCCTCGGCATTGGTCACGGAAACGCCAATCCGCTGGAACAGCTCAGCCTGGGCCTTTCCACCGTTGGCCGCCTGCACCGCAGTGCGGTTCAAGCGCGAGAGCGCGGCCGACAGTTCGTTGGTGCTCACGCCTGACTGGCTGGCAGCCCACTGCAAACCGGTAAATGCCTCGGTAGTAACGCCAGCCGCCTGCGCCAGTTTTCGCGCCTCATCGGCGGCATCGATGCTGGCACGCACCCACGAAGCAACGACCGCAACAGAGAACATGCCGGCCAGCGCAGCGCCGGCTTTCTTGCTGGCGGCCTCGAGGTCGAAAAGTTGCCGCTGCGCCTGATCGAATGCCGGCTTGGAAGTGTTCTTCCCTTCGATCACCAGCTGGGTACTAACGCGCGCCATTATCCGAGCTCCCTCAACATTTTCCGGAACGACTCCGGCTTGCCCTTGGCGCCGCGCGCCACGATCAGCGCAAGCCGCGCTCGGCGCCGCTCCTCGCTATCCAGCACATCCGAGAACAGCTCAAGCTGGGCCAGGGTGTAGCCCTGCACATCCTCTAGCCGGTGGCCAGCGGCGATCAGGCGGCCGGCGACTTCGCCCCAGCCAGAGCCTTTTCCGCCTCCACCAGGGCTTTCTCGAAAAAACCGGCGTTAACCCGGATCACCTCGATCATCAGGCTCACAGCCGCGGCGGCGGGCAGGCGCCAGATACGCCAGCGCGAAAGGTTGGTGGCAGTGCGCAGGATATCGCGCAGCTGCCCATTAACCACCGCGTAGGCATACAGCTCCTCCATGGTCTTGCTGGAGCCCATGGCGATCACGATGGCCGCAGCGCGGCCGAAGCGCTCGAAGTCGCGCAGCTGCACCGGCTTGATCTGCACCTGGCGTCCGGCCAGGCCGACCACGACCGGCTCGGGAAACAGGATCTTCAGTTGAGACATAAAAACTCCGGGCAATAAAAAACCCGCCGAAGCGGTTTTTTTCAGTTCCAATAGGTAAAACAACCATTGTTGTCGATGTAAAGGTATCGACTTCGGTACTCGTCCAGCGGGTACACCCACTGCTCACCATTCGCGGAGCGGTTGACTTGCTTTGGCGAGCCCCAGCTATTGCGCACATCCTGAGCGGTCATCCCAAGGATCACCTGGCCGCGCGAGTTAGCGTGCACAATGTCAACCTGAGTGAGCTCCCCGCAATGGTTGAAGTTGCGGCGCACGAACTGAACAGGAGGCACCTTCGCCGGATCGGCCAGTTTGACCGACGGCCCCGACCCGCTCGGCCTTGGAGCAACAGGCGCAATCACCTCATCACTGCCAGCTTCGCCACACCCGTGCTGACTGAAGGTCACCTTCCCAGCAGCATCAACGCACTTGAAAACCGGCGAGCCATAGGCCAAGCCCGACATACAAGCCAAAAAGGTTGCAAAAACAAAGAAGCACCGTGACATCAGATTCCCTCCCAGCTTCCTGAGAGGGAATCTAGCACAGCCTCAAGCCACGTCGGTGTTCTGCACTTCCATCTTGAAGATGGCAGCCTCGCCAACATCGATAATGTTGGGGTCTGGCAGCATACGCAGCTGCACCGGAATCACACCGAACTCGGCGCCCTGGTTCAGCGGCAGGCCCCCATTCAGGCTGATGCGCACGTAGTAGGCCAGGGTGCGACGCTTCTCGCCGTCGCCGGCCTCGTTCACCTGCTCCCAAAGCACGCGGTAGAACTTCCGGCCAGTCACGAACGGGCTGATCACATCGACGGTTGGGTAGGTGTAATTGACCTCGATCGGCAGGCGCTTGAGACCGCCATCCGTGGGAGCCGCCTCAGCATTGATGTCGTCAGCCAGTTGACCACCCAGCAGCACATGGATGCCGCCAGGCGTCACGGCATAGTCGATGCCGCGCTCGTAGGTCGGAGAACCGCCCTCACCGGTGACCGAGCTCACGGCCAGCGGCATATGAGTCAGCATGATCGTACGGTCGACGTACGCTTCATGCTCCTCAGCCGACACGCTACCGCTCGGCACGCGATCGGTAGAGCCGTAGAGGATCACTGCAGCTGCAGCCGGGCTGAAGTTCACGGCCTCTCCGGTGCAGTTCAGCGCCGTGGTGGAGGTCACGCCGTCTAGCTCGGGCAGGCCGATGCGGGCGGGGTCTTGGATGGTGATCTCGGTGGTCTCCGGCTCCACGGTTACGTTTTGGAGCTTGAACAGCTCCTCGAACACACGAGTCGGGTAAGGCGCAACCTTGGTAGGGCCGCGGAACAGTTGGGTATGCAGCATGGGGTTCTCCTGGCCGGCGGCCGTCAGTTGTAGGTCTGGACGTACTCGACGCCCAGCCGGATCGTGATGCTGTGGGTGTTCTCGCCTTTCACCGCCCAGCGGTATTCGGCTTCGTCACCCTCCTCGTTCAACAGGCCGGGGAACTGCCGCTCCGGCAGATCCTGGCCAATACCGAAGGCGCGCAGGACATCGACGTGAAAGCCAGCCAGGTCAACCTCGCTAGCCGCCTTGCTGAACACGCCTTCGATTTCGTACTCGCGCAGCCGCACCGCCTGGCGCGCTGCACGGCTGCCTTGCCGGTCAGAGGCCGGTCGCACAAGCGCGTAAGGCCGCGGCGCATCGTCCCGTACACTGTCGGTCGGGCCATAGACGGCCTTGAGGTCGGTGAGGTAGCCGTTGGCCGGCTTCACCTGCTCGAGCTTAGCCACCGCCGAGCGAGTCACCTCGCCGGCGTTCTGAAAAAGTGCCATGGTTTACCTGCTGTACTTGGCGATCTCGCGCCGGATGCGGCGCTCGAACTCTTGCTGCAGAAAGATGTTTGTCCAGCGGATCGTCCCTGCGTCCGTGAACTGCCGGAACCAGTAGGCCACGCTCGGCCCCTGGGCCAGCTGCAGGGCGCGCTGGTAGGCATAGGTCCGCTGGCCACCCGCCTTGCTCTGCACCGTCTTGCCGCTGCGCGTACTCAGCGGCAACCGCTGCCGGCTGGAAGGGTTCACGAAGCCGGCGGCGATCTTCTTGCCGCTTGGTCCAGCCACCCAGATCCGGGCGCGCGTCGAGTCGATCACATCGAAGCCCCACTGCCGGTAGTTCACCACCAGCACGCCAGAGCTCGACGGAATTATTCGGGCATCCATGCGCCGGCTGTTCGCCCGCTTCACCCGCAGCGCGCGGCGCAGGCGCGGCGCGTCGATGGTGCCGGCCAGCGGCTTCACATAGCGCTCGGCGCGGCTGCGCGTCGCGGTCGTGTTCACAGCCCCGCGCGCCACCGGATCAACGCTACGGCCGATGGCCGCCAGCCTCGCCTGGGCCAGCTCACGCCCAACCAGGCGCACGCCGAGGTTCATTCCACCGGAAGCAGCCATAGCCCCCTCACCACCCCGTCGTCGCTTTCGTCAGCGTAATTGGCCACCACGTAGGGCACACCAGCGACCCGCAGCTGGTCGCCCTCCTGCGGGCGGCCTACTTCGATAATCGCCACCTCGGCGCGCGTCATGTAGCTGGTCACCTGCCCCAGTTCATCCCGGTAAGGCGCCTCATGCGTCAGGTGAACCCGGCAGCAACGCGGCGCGCCATCGGCGGGCAGGTACTGCCCGGCCTGGCCGACCAACTCGCTGCAGGTAATCGCCACCTCGGCGCGCTGGCCGGTGAAGTCCCGCACGTCGTCGATAAGAAACAGCCTGACATCGCTGCGCAGGTAGCGACCCGGCTGCAGGCGTTCATCCCACCAGGCGCGTACGGCGACCTTGGCCGGTGAGCGCAGCCCGGTGTGGGCTGGCACATCAGCGCTTTCCTTGCTGTTGATGCTGAACCACATCCAGTCCAGGCACCGCACCGCCAGATCCTGCTGCAGCTCCAGAAGCTCGGCCGGTGTATCCAGGCGGCCGGCTCTCATATCCCAAGCCCCACGCGGTAGAAGTGCAGCATGTTCTCGGCCTTGGGGATTTTGCTGTAGCTGACGCCTACCACCGACTCCTCGCGGTTCGCGTAAAGCTCAGCCGCAATAATCAAGATGGCCAGGCGCACGCTGTTGGGCACAGAGACAGGCTCGCCTTCTTCATCCAGCCAGGGGATCGGACGATTGATGAACTGGCTGGCAGTATCGACGGCGGCGGCAAGCTTCGCCGCGAGGTCGGCATCATCCAGGCTGTGGCGGATGCGCAGGTGGCGTTTGAGGTCTTCGACGCTTGGCAACCCGATCACTTCCGTAGTCATGGCCGGTCACCGTAACGGCGGAAGGCGAAGCTTGTGATTCCTTCGCGGCCCAGCTCGGATTCCTTCTCGTTGATCTCGACGCAGCCGAAGCCCTGGCGCGCGAACCAGGCGATCAGCCCGCTTTGCGTCCAGTACCAGAGGTGCTCGCCGGGCTTGTAGTGCTTGCTGCGCAGGCAATCCCACTGATTCAGATAGATGGGCATGGATACGAACACCCACTCGCCCACCTTGGCGATCAACTGCTCAGGATCAGGAATGTGCTCGAGGCTGTCCCAGCAGGTGATGGCGGCGATCGGGAGCTGGTCGATATCGAAGTACAGGCCACGGCCTTTCAGCCAGGCCACTGCCTCGGGGTTGATGTCAAAGCCGGCCGAACCCTGGCACTCGAGGACGAAGCGTCCGCCACCGATTCCGATATCCACCACACCGGCTGAGCAATGGCGTGCCACCATTTCCACGCGCGCGCGGGTCAGCGCCCCACCCATCGGCGTGTCGTCCAGTGCCTGGTACTTCTCGAAGTACGGGCCGCTGTAGTCGATAGGTTGGCGCGGGTGGAAGCCCA